GAGTCTCCTCCCGACCACTCCAGCCGCACGTTTGCAGACAGTCATTGAGATGTCGCAGGCAGGTTTGATTGACAAGGCGGAGACTCGTAGTCTTCTCGACTTCCCAGATATCGAGCAATACAACAAGTTGGCCACAGCACCACTAGACGAAGCAGAGATGCTGGTCGAAGAGATCTTAGAGAGAGGCAAGTATCATCCACCAGAGCCTTTCTCTAACCTCCAACTTCATCTACAGTTTTTCCAGCGGGCGTATATTGAAGCAAAAATTAACGGTGCCCCTGAAGACCGTTTAGCGATGATGCGACAATATATGCAGAGCTGCTTCCAGCTGCTCCAACCACCGGCACCTCCTGTCGCTGCCATGCCAGAAGGTCAAACCCCAGCCGCCGGTGGTCCGCTACCCCCCGAAGGACCATTACCTACGGAACTAACGCCTACGGCAACACCGCCGAAGGAAGCCATTGACGTGCTGGCAGAAGCCGAATTGCCAGCCCCACAAGTAACTGGTGCCACGCAAGAAGGTGTGCCAGTTTAAGGAGAGAGTATGACTGAGGAAGGTGCAGTTGCAGAAGAGGTTCAATCAGTTCCTGATATGGGAGAATCTTCTGGAGGAGATGCTGGAGGATCCCCTGGAGGAGGAGACGTTCCACATGAAACAACTGGAGCGGATGATAATAACGATGGAGTGGAGAGCAGCGATGCAGGAACTCCGCCCGAACCAGCGCCCGACCCATTCAGCAGGCGATTTGCCCAACTAGCTCGCGAGCAGAAGAAGTTGCGCCAAGAGCGCGACGAGATGAAGCGTGTTCAGCAAGAGCTTGATGCCCGCAAAGGTACGGTCTCATCGTTTGATGACCTACAAAGACTTGCACGTGAGAACCCTTACGAAGTCATGCAGAAGTTAGGGCTAGATTACGAAGCCCTCAGTCACCAAGTCTTGCAAGATGGTGAGATCACCCCTGAGCAGAAGATGGCGGGGGAGATGAAAAGGCTGCGCGACGAGATTGATGCCATGAAGGCAGAGCGTGCAGAAGCTGAAAAGCAACAAGAAATGTCTCGCTACAAAGATACCTACGGTCGTTTTGTTGACGAGATACAGAGTTTTGTGGACAATACAAATGAGTACGACTTCATCAAGGCTAACAACGGCTACCATGTCGTCGCTGAAGTAATGCAAGAGCACTACAACAGTACGAAGGAAGTGTTGCAGTACAATGAGGCCGCTAAACTCGTTGAGGACTATTACGAGGCTGAAGCAGAAAAGTACCTTAAAGTCCCCAAACTAGAGCAAAGGCTCAAGAGCCGTTTTGCTCCAGCGCAAACAGAGCCCGTGGCTGGGCAAGCACAAGAGGAAGCTCAGGCTTCTGAGAAAACGCCGAAAACACTTACAAATACCCAGGTGCAGAGAGCACCAGGGGATAAGCCCGCGAAGCTTAGTCGCCAGCAGTCTATCGACATTCTGGTGAACAAGTACGGGTCTAGTCTGTTTCGCTCGGAGTAAGGTGCGCTTGCTCCGATAAGGAGTAAGTTATGGCAACTTCATTAAATCTCGACAATGTCACCCAGGCGCTGAAGGAGCACTACAAAGCCCTCACCGTCAAAAACATGGTTTACAAGGACAACCCACTGCTCGCCCTCATGCCTAAGTATGAGCGGTTCGGCGGTGAGAACATGCCTGTTCCAGTTCAGTATGGTATCGCAAACCGACGCTCTGCTGATTTCTCAACCGGTCAAGGCCTGAACACTGCAACTGAGCTTGCACGGTTCGTCCTTACTCGTGTGAAGGATTACTCTTTCGCGAGCATCACCGGCGAAACCATTAAGGCCACTGAAGGCGCAGCGGATGCGTTCCTTAAGTATGCAACTCTTGAAATCGACGGCGCTATCCAATCGCTTACTCGGTCTCTTGCGGTTTCTATGTATGCCGATGGCTCTGGTTCACTTGGTACTGCTAACGTATCAGGAGCCACCTTGACCATGCTTAAGCCTGATCAAATCACCAACATCGAAGTTGGTATGGAGCTCAACTGCGCAGCAACAGCAACAGGCGCGATTCGCGCAGGTACAACCATGGTTGTGCAAACTGTTGATCGTGACGCAGGCACTTTTACCGTAGATAACGCTGGTTCGTTTACTAACGGCGATACTCTCTTCCAACGTGGCGATGCGCAAAACGGTGGTTCTGCTAAAAAGGTTTCTGGCCTCGAAGCATGGCTTCCAGCAACCGCGCCATCTTCAACTCTTTTCTTTAGTCAAGACCGAAGCAAAGATGCGACTCGACTTGGCGGTATCCGTTTCGACGGCTCTGCTCAGCCAATCGAAGAAGCGCTTATCGGTGCAGCTAGCCGCCTCGCTCGCGAAGGTGGATCACCTAGCCACTGCTTTATGAACTTTGCAAACTTTGCAAACCTTGAGAAAGCTCTTGGTTCAAAGGTTGTTTACGACAAAGTAAGCAGCGACGACGCTGATATTGGCTTCCAGTCCCTGACCATCATCGGGCCAAAAGGACCAATCCAAATTGTTGCTGACCAGAACTGCACTCCTGACGTTGCATACTTGCTCCAGATGGATACCTGGACTCTTAACAGCCTTGGCGCTGCTCCACACATTCTTGACCTTGATGGCAACCGTATGCTTCGCGAAGCATCTGCGGACGCTTACGAGGTTCGAGTTGGTTTCTACGGAAACATTGGCTGCACCGCACCTGGCTACAACGCTCGCGTTAAGCTAGCATAAGGAGATTAGTACAATGGCAAGTCAATCATTTTTCGATCTAGAGCACGCTAACCGAGACGTAAAAATTATCTCAGGCCGAATTGATGTTGGTGCGACAGGAGCTCCGACTATCAAATTCGGATTAGGGTTCTCGATCGCGAGAGTTTCAGCGGCTTTGTACGAGCTGACCTTAGATAAATCCTACACAGGCCTCGTTGCCGTGTCTGCGTGTCACTTCAATCTGACCGGTGGTAGTGATGAGTATCGTTTTGTTGTGACCGCTGAGGATGTTTCGACAGCGACTCCTAATGTTCGACTCAATGCGATCACCACAGCAGGCGGTGCTACCACAGACATTCCTGACGGGGATGACTTCAGCTTCACACTTGTCCTCCTGGATGGCGAAGTAAGCTAAGGAGGTAAGTAATGGCTAACAGAACTTTTTTCGGCGTACAGGCTGTCAACCGCGAGTTGAAAATCCTGTCTTTCGCCGCAAAGGTAACAGGCACCGGCGCTACTGCTGATGTGGCTTTGTACCAAGGGAATTCGGATCAACCGCTTTCCATTGGTGCGACTGCAGAGGCAGACACGACCGGAACAACTGTAACAATCACTTTGTCAGATAACTACGAGGCGCTCTTGGGTGCTTTCTACACTGCTAAGAATGCGGCTGCTCCGACACATGTTGTTGGGGTGACTGATGCGGTGGCGTCTGGCACCGTGACGCTTACTCTTAATACTGGACCTGCTCAGAATGACGAGTTCTATGTAACTCTACTTCTGAAGAACACGAGTGTTGCACGATGATGCAGGAGCAAGAACCTAAAAAGGGGATTGCTGCCATCATCTTAGGCAAGCGTGACGAGGAGTCGGGAGGCTCTGACGAATCCCAACTTCAGGAAGCCACTGAAGATGCGGGAAGGCGCATGATGAGTGCGTTTAAGAGCGATGATCCTAAAGAGTTCATTGATGCTCTTAATGATTACTTAGACATGCGTGAGTAGGGGGGCTAGGCATGGCGACGTACACAGAATCTGATTTACGGACTCGTGCGCGTCGCCGCGCCGATATGGAAAATAGCACCTTCGTCACAGACGATGAAATCAGAGACTACCTCAACAGTAGCATCTCTGAGCTTCATGACATGATGGTGAAGAGCTATGAGGATTATTTTGTCTCTGAGCAAACGTATACCATCCCTCTTGCGACCGGGGGTGGTAGCCTGCCAGATGACTTTTATAAGGCCTTGGGCGTTGATTATAATTCGGGTGGAATTACTTCGACGCTCAAGGCTTATTCCTTCACTGAGCGCAACGTCTACAACACACCTTATGCCGTAATCGATAGGTTGGCTGAGCCAATGTACAAGATTGAAGGCAACAAGATTAAGGTGATTCCTACCAACTCACAGTCTGGCACGATTACCCTTTACTACGTGCCAAGCCCTGCGCAGTTCTCTAGCACTGTGTCGGAGATAGAGAATGTGATCCCTGGGTTTGAGGAATATATCGTTGTAGCTACAGCGATCCGTATGCTTATGAAGGAAGAGTCTGACGTATCAACACTTGAGCGTGAGCGTCAGCAATTGGCTAGTCGTATTATTCGGGCCATCAGCCCGCGTGATGCGAGTGGCTCTTACGCTATCCGCGACGTGCGCAAAGGCCGGTACAGAGACGACTTTATTCTTCGCTATTAGAGGTAGGTTATGGCTAGGTTTTCCAGTCGATATCATCAGAGCGAAGAGACGACCGACCTGCAAAGCTCCGTAGAAGAGTTTGCACATCAAATCGAAAAGCTACCATTTATTGATGGCGTCCTTGTAAAAGAGCAAAGACTGCGCCCTCAGGCGCTATTGCTTAACGAAGTAAAAGTAGGTCATTCCCTTGGAAGAGTTGCCACTGGGTATATAATCCTAAGAAACTCTGAAAACGCTACGGTGTACGATGGCCGTGGTGGTTTAGGCGATGCTACAGATCATATAAAGCTAAGGGCGACTGCTGAAACCACTGTTACTCTTTGGGTGTTTTAATGGCTCTGCAAAAGAAAACTGTTTCGTTCCCTATCCTGCAAGGCTCAGATGAGAAGTCATCTCTGCCTTACTCAGAGCCAGGATCTATCCAAGACTCAGACCAGACATCCTACCAGAAAACAGGTGAAGTGGTTAAGCGAAAAGGTTTTGATAACTTTCGCAATTCGTCATCCACTGTTGGGGATTCACCAATACCACTCTTGGCGCCGGAT